TTCTGGTTTCGGTGTCTCGATCGGCTTTCCGTCTTTAAGGTTATGCTTCTTCTCGTAGTTGGAAACCGCGGAAGTCTGCGCTTGTCCCGCACGGAAATCGCCATAGTTTTGCATCACGTCCTGAAATGAGATACCCTCAACAATGGAGTTTATCTTCGTCTCGTCCGTTACACCCTCTGCCTTTTTCGTGGCGATTCGGGTCAATGTGGCAGTGTCCACCCCAGAAAACTTTTGTTGCAGTCCTGCCAAGATCTGTTCAAAGATTGTCATACCGTATGAGTTTGATTAATAATTTTCTACGGTAAATTTATGGAGAGATATAAGCGGGAGGAAATTTTAAGGTCAACGATACGAAACAATTAAGAGATTGTTCGTTTTTAGGTAAAAAGAAAGCGTGACTACCGGAGAAATCACGCTTTGATTAATGATTTTCATTTATTATTCAACAGTAATGGTACCATCTAGATAATTAATCTTAACTTTACACTTTTTAAGAATTGCGACTATTGCAACTGCAGTAATACAAATAGATATTGTAATAGCAACTATTACTCCACTTTCAATAGCAGCAGCTGTTCCTATCTTGCTCATGATGGTTGCAGTAATTGATGACATTGCAGATTTAAGGTCCTGGTATTTACTGGCCAAATAGCATGCTGCTTGTAGGTCTTTACCCGAAACATAAATCTCTTTATGCCCTGCTTTAATGGCATTCTCTAATTCCTCTTTACTCTTTACAGTTATCATAATCACAATAAATTTATAGCCGCCAACTCCTCTGTCAACGCATTAATACCTTTCTGAATTTTTTCCAACTGTTGTTTGCGTGGTTTATGAACCCCAGCCGCATAATGCCACAACTGACGTTCATTAATTCCGGTTATTCGGCTCAATGCCGCCTTAGTAAAAATACTACTATAATAGTTAATGAAGGTGGCAGCATCTATCTTGAACTTCAAGGTGAACTCTCCCTGCAATACTTCCACTGGAGCGATATTCATTTCCTGGCATGACTCCAGATAAAGTTCAACAGCATCCTTCATGTTCTTCTCGATTTCCTTCACGTCGTTGCCGACAGTAATCACCGGAGCACCTTCAATGTAGGCACTAAGATTATTTCCAGCATGTTCTACAATCACTTCTACGGTTTTCATACGACCTCCTTTTTATCGTTAAACAAAAGAGGCGGGGGCTATTTTAGCCCCGCTTGCCTCAGAATGTTGTAATAAGTGCCTTTCTCAACGCCTTTCTTGCCGTGGTCTGGGACAATCACTACATGGCTACCATCAGTGTAAACCATGTGACTGCCTTTCTGCCTCACGAACCAAAAGCCATTTTCAGTAAGCAGCGTTACAACGTCTTTAACTGATTTGTAGCTCATAGCGTTTAAGACTTAATTACGATGCAAATATAGTAAAATAACGAATAATTACAAAGGAGTATTCATGTTTTTACTATGATAAAGAAAATAGCGATACCTCGAAAGATACCGCTATTCAAATAGTCAATATTTTAGATTTATATCATTCTGTTTTGTATTATCCCCGTAAATATTCTGACTGAATTGTTCTATTCTTCAGATTTGCTGCTGGAACTTTTAAGAGAGGAAAGCTGTTTCTGTTTCTCAATGTCGTTCTTCTGCTTCTCAGCCTGCTCTTCCTTGATGGCTTCAATCTCATCCAGAACTGCATCCACGTTCCCCACAAAGGTGATAGCCCGCTGTTGCGACCAGATTTCACCGTCCTTGGCCTTGATTGCCGTGTCTATCTTGTCTTTGATGTCCTCCAGCTTATACGGCTGCATCTGCACATCCACGTCAATGGTTTCGGAGGCTTCTTCAAGGGTGGAATTCACGGAACCCAACGCAGAGACAAGAAAGTTTACCCGTCGTTGCATGAACTCGCCGACGGTTTCATTCAGGTTCTCCACATTCAGGTGGGTGGACATGAACACATAGTCGAAAGTCACACCGGAAACGGCGTTTCCTGTACCCTTCAGGGAGTCGAAAGAGATTCTGGGCGTATTGGTCAGTCCGTATATCTGACTTAACAGCGTCTCCACCTCAAATTTTACCGTATCGGGCACCTGAGACCAGGTAAGATACTGGGCATTTGCTCCCTGACCGGTCAGCTCGACTACACGATTCTTGAACTCACCTGAGAAATTCTCCACGTTACCAAAAAGCATGAGGATAGGGAAGAAGTGGTAGTCGATACAGTCTGCATAGTTTGAAAGAAGTTTCTCCAGTCTTACGCGAAGACTCTTAATCTTCTCACAATACGCTTCCGGACGGTACATGTAAATCACCGGCATCTTCTTGAATCCATGAGCAAATGAGCCTTTGTCAGTCCAGTTGCTTGTCAGTTCCCATTGGTAAACCATATCCTTGGTAATGGTCATGAAACATGTAATCTCTACATCGTTCAGGTCTTTCTTCTTGTACTCACGGGATAGGGCTACCAAATCCCCCTGGTCATTGAAGAAAGGGTAGAGTTTGTCGCCACGGAACGGAGACCAGATGGCACTCTTCAGACGGTATTCAGGCTTAGATTTACCGAAAATTCCTGAAATCTTTCGTTTGAGTTTTGCCCAGAAGCCGTCATCCTTCACCACATACCAGTATTCGGCCACTTCCTGCTCGGCCAGCCATGCCCTGACCACCTTTTTGTTCTGATATTTCAGCTTGTTTTTCTTGAACACCTGCTTCAATGTGGAAAGAAGGCTTTCTTCCGATTCATCCGGCTGGCAATCAAGGACCGGTTCTGTTCCCACGGTGAAGGCTGTCTGAATGTTCACAATGTCCTGCTCGAGAGGAAGAGCAATCCTGTTCGGTTCAACTTCTTTTCTTACTGCCGGCTCAATATATTCTTTCCCGGTTTTCGGGTCTGTAATCCGTTTCTCAGGCTGGGTAGTGATTTTAATTTTCGGGTATTTCTCTTCATCTATCACTATCTCGTGCTTGTTCGGATTCCAGTCATTGTAAAGAGCGTGAGCGTTTGGTTGCTCAGTCTTTCGTCCTTTTTTCAGATAGTAGATTTTTCTCTCTACTTCCGGCATAGCTAAAATTTCTTCTATAGTCATATCTCAAAGTTTAATGTCCAAATATTCCTGAAACGTCTTTGGGTTTCATAATTCTACCGAGAAGTTCTCCCAGCACATAGTAGCGTGCAGCGTCAATACCGTGGTTATCGTGGTCTTCCGGCTCGTTGATGTAGTTTCCATCCTTATCCTTTGCCCAGACATAATTTCTGAACTCCCTTTGCAGGTTATAAGAACGCTTGGTAATGAATATTTCCATTCCCTGCATCTTGTCAATACCGGCATTGACAGAACCTTGCCCTTTCTCTACCGCGTATATTTTAATCCCTCCGTTATGAATCTCCTGGATGAGTCGCGGGTCCGCACTGTCGGCAATCACTCTCAAATTCCACGGGCGTAGCGTCTTTATAATATCCCCAGAAAGTAATCCGGTTCTATAATCCATTTCATCCAGATAAAGCGCATTGTCAATGATTCCACACCGGATAGAAGCCGATGGATCATTGGTATAACCAAAGTCCTGTCCGATAGCCACTTTCTTGCACCACATGGGGAACTCATCCACGATACCCCATTTCTTGAACACGGCACCTTCGGCCACGTCTGCCCATCGGCCGATAACCACATGAGCGTACTTCTCCGGATTCTTCTCTTTCATTTCCTTGACTTCTCTCAGGAACTCAGGAGAAAGGTTCTCTATATTGTCGAAGTAAGTCGTATGGATATGAAGTACATTCGGATGGGTGGAAATCTGTACCTGGACGCCGTCAATATCCACCAGCCGATGAGTATTCTCGATGTATTTCTTGTAGATGAAATGGTTCGAATCGCATGGATTCATAATTATGATAATCCGGTTCTGGATTCCCTTCTTACGGATGGAGAGCATAATCTTGTCAAACTCTTCCTCACTGGTCCATTCCTCTGCTTCATCGCAGACAAAGGTGGTGATACCCTGAATTGATTTCAACTTTGCCGTCTGATTCCCGGAAGAAGTCTTGATACCACGGAACATGATACGACTGCCGGTCATCCGGTTTACAATATCGGTTTTGGTGGTCTTGAAATACTTCGTTGTTCCATCCAAATCTATCTTTTCCATCATCTCTGGAATTATAGACATCCCGGCAGATACCATCGTATAACGGGTGTATAGAATCTGGTGGACTATCTTCTCTGTGGGAGTCATTTCGAATGTCAATCTCTCTATGAAGGTGGAAGCATTGAAAGACTTCCCCGAACCACGACCACCGGTAATGAGAATGATAAACTTCTCGCTATCGGTATATAGCGGATGATATATCGTTTGGGGTACAATCATTTCAGTTTGTCTTTAATCCATGAGTCAATAGAAATTCCGTGGTTAATATCCTTTGGAATATCTGCGTCTTCGTCCTGACGGCGTTCAACCTTCCTCCATTCATCGTCGTGATGATATAGCCAGACAGACATTGCCTGAAGGTTGGGAGCCAGCTCGCTTTCACTTACCTGAAGCTCTTCTTCGCCGGTCAGGTTTCCGTCCTGGTCTTTCAGCTTTCTTACTACAGTACTCTTGGTCTTGATACCGCCCAAAGCTACAGCAAGGAACTTGGCACGTACAGCTGCAGTGATGGTCGCACGCCCGCGCGCTAATACTTCGCATAATTCAGAGTGCTCATTCTTCTTCTCACAAAACGTTTGGGGAGCCAAGCCTAACGCAAAAGCGATTTCTCTGTCCGTGAATCCCTTTTTGGCATACGTCTCCACCTGAGAGAGGAATTCCTCACTCTTGTAATCGAATTTGGGCTTTCGTCCTGTATGTTTGCTTTTTTGAGATTCACTTTTC